GATGTGACCAGTTAAGTCAACTTTCTCAGCCTTGCTTCTAGTGACCTCATCAATCTTTTCAGGCAGACCGTCGATATCAGATACCCTATGACGATGGGTTGAGTCGGCTTTCCCATTCCAGCGTGTCCGTTCTTGGTCGGAAACGTGACGGGCAGCATCTCTAATGTGATTGTCGATATTGGTTTGTAACTTTCTTTCTGTCGCCTTCAATTCAGGGACAGTTGCATAAACTAAGTCAGTCGCATTGTATTGAATGGTAATCTGACTATTCTTACTAATAGTCGTGTTGAAATCATAATCTCGATATACATAAGCAGATGTTTTAGGAGGAATCACATCCCCCTGTTCAGCCCAAGTGTACATGTACATGAACTCTTCATGATTTCCACGTTTTGCAAACACACCGATTTCATTCACAATCATTTCACGCTCAATCTGTGAATTATCAAATCGAGCTGTAAGACGAATCGTATCAGCTATATCAGTCGATAAGGACTGTGTCACTTGCAAAGAATGAACAACTTGTACGATATTATTTTTCTTGCCAATGTCCGTCCGATGCCGTCCACTTCCCAAAGCTATTCTAGTAAAAACCAGTGGCTCTCTATTTTGAATTGCTAAGGTTGTTTCGCTAATCGCTTTATCGGTCACAATAGGCTGGATAAAATATCCCATTTATTTCCTCCTATTCAAATCGAACCGAACGAATGTCTCTGAATGTATGAGCGCTAATATAAATCACGTTCATCATTGGCGCCTCAACCGAGAATTGGATTCCTAAGTGAGCAGGAATCAACTCGCGCACATACTTTAAAAAACGATTCAAATACGCCGTCGGCAGTTCTCCTAAAAATCGGATATGTACCGCTGAACCCTTTACCGTTACTAAGTTGTTGACATTCGTAAAGCTCTTTGTAATTTTTTGTAAACTCACTGAGTTAATTTTGATTTTGGAAGAAATTAATGTGATTAGATACCGCCTTCGTTCTTCCAAGTCGGTTGTTTTCGGTTTTACCTGAAGGGCCTTTTCCCAACGGGTAATCCAGTCTTCCGTCGCTTCTGGCAACAACATCAATCGTCTGGTATCAAAGATTAAGTCTGTAATCAATTCCAGTTCTGGAATTTCAGTTTCAAACAAATCATTAATGGTTGGATCTAAGACCTCTGGCAAAGCCGATAACATACGATATCTAACTTGTGACATTGATGGTTACCTCCGCTAGTTTAGGAAGCATGTTGGTAGAAAGTTCAATACTTTGTTCCCTATCATTCAACAAAATACGGTCCACATCTCGAACCCCGTTAATTCTGTCAATGATTGTGGCAACTTTGTAGTTTCGAACCTCTTTCTCTTCAAATGCTTCTTCACGTAAGTATTTGATAAGTTGAACTTTCGCCTCGTTCTTGATTGTTTCAACATCTACATCTTCATCAATCTTGATAGTTGCAGTAATACGAACGTTGTAGCCACTTACAGACTGCACGGTCACATAAGCTCCGATTGGAGCCACACCTAGCCCATGGCCACTTGGTTCAGGATCCAAGTAATTCTTGAACTTATTTACCAGCTCTGCGCTTGCTTCATTACCGTCAGCGTCTGTGATAGATACACGTACTGTATTTTCGCCTTTCCAGAGCGGTTCAATAAGTGCTGAACCAACACCAATGAACTCACTTGCCCATTTCTTGTATTGGGCAATGTTCCCGTTTAAAGTCGGTGTTTTCAGATACTCAATAGTCCGTTTGCGGAGTTGTTTATCCGTCTCTTCATCTTCGCCTACGACGATAACAGATCCGATTTCTGCCCCTTTAAAACCATTCAACACATCAATATTAATGAGTTGACCCCTTACATAGTTAGGTGCATTTCCGACTTGTTCAGCTACTACACTATACTCAAATCCAGAGCGGCGTTCCAAAACACGGAAATTATACTCACTATTAACCACACTGAAACGAGTCCCAAGTGGGATTTCCTGTTTGAATTGAACCAGTCGGACCGATGCCGTGGCTGGCAAGCGTTCAACTCCGAACTGCCTACATAAACGAGTTAGGAAGATTCCTGTACTCGTATCTAAAAAGTTGACTTCCTCATACGATTTTAAGACCGTATACTGAATGGCAACTTCTCGAGCTGCAGGCGCTACTAGATTGTACAAGACAGACCCTTGTCTTTTGTCATACTTATCATCAAACAAGGCCAGCATATCCTCTAAAATTTCTGGATATGTTTTTACCTTTATCATCGTTTCACCTCCAAATCCATTTCAAATGTTCCAAAATCACTATCAACCATGAACTGCACATAAAACTCATCTTTCTTTACCTTAGTAGAAAAAGAATGAGCCTCATGAATCCTGTCATCTTCATACAAGGCTTCTTTTATGCGCCGTGCGATATCCATTTGGGCATAATCCATATCCCCGCCAAATAAAACATCTAATTCAACACCGTACCGATGGTCATAAATCGTATAGATGAACCGTTCAGTTGTCAGCATGCGTCTGATTGATTGCTTCAGAGCATGAATGCCATCTGTTTCTAGCAAGATATTGGTTTCATCTAGTGTTAAGCTAGGCTGTTTTTTAGCTTCGACAACATTTTTAGCGATGTTTAAAAAGTTTGTTTTAGGAGTACTCATTCATCAGAACCCCCTTTCACTTTGCGCTTGTAGTGGAAAATTTTCTTGTACAAGACATAATAAAACCCTCCACCATCTTGTCTGATGAGATGAAGGGTTTGCCCAACGTATTCAGGATCCAATGCTTCATCAGTCCATGTGACAGCAAGCATGGAATCATCCAAAATTAATTCATTAGTCAATTGGATTTTGAGTGGAGAAACCGATAAAACTACACCAGTTGTTATTTTGGCGAACTGACGATTTTCAATGAAATTACTAATCAATTTTTTTAGATTCTCTATTACTTCCATCTACTCGCTCCCTGCCATAAATAATTTAATTTCCATCGTGTGCTTCTCTGCACTGAAAGAATGAGTTGCCTCTTCAATGACATACCACCCCTTCTTTTCAATATCCTTAACATCCACATAGACTGCATGACCTGCTAAAAAGTCAATACTTCCAATATCAGCTTTTAGACTGAAAGTTTCTTTGGGACGGTTTTTCATCTTCAAGAGCATTTCGCCCCATTGCTTGATTTGCCCCTCAGTTGCTTTCTCGTCCACTTTTTTCATGTACTGGAGTTTTCCCCAAGCGCCGATATTGTAGCTGTCCTGATAGATGTAGACCTCTCTCTTTTTGGTTTCTTTGTTCTCTTGGATCAAGCGGACAATATTGGCGCTATCTTCAATTGAACCTTCGAACTCAAAACTAGACATAAAGGATTCATTTCCGATAATGTACTGGATTGGTAAGTTTTTCGGAGTCGTTAGTGTCAACTCTCCGAACTTGTCATACAAAACCAGCAATTCTCCACTTTGTACCAAGGTCTCGTCCATGGCCTCCTGGATAATATCCAAAGCCTTCTTATCTTCCTTTAGTTGAGGGGATAAGGTCACGGCTGGGGCCTTTAGTTCCCCAATCTTCAAATCAAAATCTCCTGCGATTGCCGATACGATTTGATTGACATTTTTATCCCTGGCAACAAAGTTGATATTGCGTAGTAAGTACTTTATCTGATCATGGAAGGTCAAGGTTGTTTTAGTATCTTTTTCGTACTTGATTTTCGTCAAATAACCAAAGAATACCTCTTTATCATCTAGCTTGAAAGCAAGTGGAGAACCATATTCAAAAGCTACTTTTGTAGAATTGTACAAGGTAATCTCCACACTCCAAGCCGACCCTTTCCTAGTTGTCTTGAACTCAACTTTTTCAGACACAGTTGCTAAATCCCATGTATCTCCAGTTTTATTGTTCTGATAGAATAATTGCATCATGGTATCACAAACTCCTGTCCAGGATAAATCCAATGAGGGTCTTTGATTTTATCTTTGTTAGCTTCGTAAATTTCAGTATATCGGCTGCCGTCTCCGTAAAAAGTCTGAGCAATCCCCCACAGTGTATCACCGCTCACAACCGTATGGCTTTTTTGAGCAGGTTTCTCTGTTGTGGCACTACGCTCTTCCGTAGCTTTTGCTTGAGGTTTCTTTTTCATAGCCTCAAGCGCTTGCTTGTCTTTGATGGTGACCTTTCGTGGCTTGTGAGACCGATATTGTAAGAACTTAATCTTATAAATCAGGTCATTTTCATATCCTGTCTTGGTAGAGACATCGAACTGTTCCACTAAAAATTTCCCGTTAATAGCAGAACCAAAAGCACCCCCAATCATGAGTTGAATAGGAGTGCCTTCCGTCTTAAATTTACGAATAGATGATACAAAGGATTCTGGAGAAACACGGCTATTCCGTTGGTAGTTCCCATCGTATCTTCCACTAGGAATAAAGGATTCAAACTCAATCGATTGAAGCTCTGGATTTCCGACAAGCGGAACGTTACCAGTATCGATGATAGCGACTGTCTCAATTCCTTGCTTGTCCTCCAGTTTGATTTCTTCTGGATTCACTGGCAATTTAATGCCTTCAATAAATATAAACATCTGCTACCTCCTCCCTAGTAAGCCATGAGACCGTCAGCGCCATTATTTAAAGCGTCTACAATCGTTGCATTCAAATCATCCAATACGTTAGCATACTGGCCAGCGTTGTTGATGGAGTCAATGTTGGTAACAATCTCTGGCTTCAAGGTAATAAAGTTCTGTTGCCACTTCATGGTTGCAACGTCCTTAATTAACTTGATGTATTCATCGTCCAGTTTGATTTCATCTTCAATCTTGCCGACCTTATCTAATTTACCACCAGTTGGATTGTGGCCACCTCCACCACCTTGTCCTCCGTCGCCTTGTCCAGGTGCTGAACTTGCTGGGCTTAGTTCATAAGGTGTCTTTCCTTGGTCACCCAAGAAATTGTTTCCTGCACCGTTGGCATCGCCAGCTCCTTTGAAGAAACCACCTACAGCCTTATCGATACCTTGACCGATTTCATACCCTTTATTAAAGGCTCCCATTCGGTCTCCAAGTTCAAGATAAGCCAGTTGTGGAGTATCAAGGTGCGGAGTTTCTAAACTAGCTTTGTGTTGTTTGAGACCATCTGCCAAGT